AAGATGCGCCTGTCGTGCACGATGAACCGGTGGTGTATGTTGCTGGTGCGCCAGATACTCTGGAAGACGATAACAGCCATGCAGCCCAGCGCGGCGAGCATATGATCATCAACTTCCCGATCGGTTCTCGCCCCCGTAAAAATGAAGCTGGCCTGCCGAATAACCTTATTGACTTGCGCACTGGAGGCTTTCCCTGCTGTAAATCCAGATAAAAGCGCGGGCAACGCTTCCCATTCCTCCTGCGATATAACATTGGCATTTCGATCCGTTGCAAACGCTTTAAAGTCATTTTTCGCCATCAGAGTAATACTCCCCATGCTCCTACATCAAAACCACTGATGAATTCGTTATCCATATCAAAACCAAAAAATTTTGAGCCTTCCGATGGGGTTTCCACCGAAGGTGTTTCAATGCCACCCGCCCATACCCCGGCGGCTTTTACTGTGAGATACCCCTGTTTAATTGCCGCAATTAACTCACGCGATACATCTGAAATATCAGTATCAGGAAAGACCCAGACCGATATCGTCATGTCCTGGTTATCGACTATCTGCATTCGCAGCCCGGATCCTGCTGTTGCCGCGTCAAGAATTGCCGGAAGCGAATCATTCCGTCCGTCCCAGTTATTAATCGCAATCTTCGCTTTAAGAATGACACGATAAGTTTCATCGCTGAGATACATGTATCCTGAATCAGGATCGTATGGTCCCTGCCATACCCCCTGATCATATCCAAGCCCGTCGGTATCCCAGCTGAAATAGACACCTGAGATAGGCTGGCTGACAACACGGCTACGTCCGATCCACAATCCAAGGATGTCAAGTTGCACACCAACCGCAGAGTCAATATCAAATGCACTAATCAGCCCTCTGGTGGCAGCCGCAACATCAATAAGTGGCCGGGTCATCAGATCAACATGCGCAAGAAATTTAGGTTTGGTGGCGTGGTAGTTCGTGATTAGTTCGGTGTATTTGCTCATGACTCCACCGTTATAACGATATTTTTCGGGGTACAGGACGCAGATTCGTTGTATCTGATATCAATGTTTGATGACGACAAAGCCCCCGGGGATTTCCCAATCGTCAGTTCCTGAATATCGTAATAGCGTGCATTCCCGCCACTCACCACGCCAAGATTCGCCGGTGAGTAAATGCGACTTAAAAGGACCGAATCACCAATCATCAGACTATTGATATAGTCGGAAATAGCCTGCTGGATCTGCTGCCCTATCTGTGAGGTATAACCCGTAAAAACTTTTAATTTAATCAGGGCATAAACAGGCACATCACTGGAACGCGAGAATTTGATTACATGGGGATTGCCGTATTTATCCGGAACCGTAACGGATGTTGTACCGTGAGTGGCTGTCCCCTGGCCTTTATTCCCTCTGATAGCCTGAGCAATATCCGTTACATCACCGCCATCCACAATTACAGCAACAGAGTGTGGCGGTAACCCGTTACCGTCCTCCGAACCAGTATCGTTTTCATAGAGTTTGTGGCGGGTTACACCGGTAACATTAGAAACAGCACCATCCAGTGCTTCAAATGGGGTTATTGATGGCAACGCAACACTTTGCGACTGGCGGATACGTAACTCAGCGTCAGTTTCTGCCGGAGTGCCCACAGTGGCTGCAGCAGGATTGGTTACCGAAACCCAGCCACGGGTTGGCGTATTAATTTCAGTGATAGTTCCAGCCAGCGCCGCCACTGCACCACTGACGGAACATGTTGCGGTCACCATCACTGTACCATCCACGCCTACCACCACTGAAGCAGGCAAACGCCATATCACATTATTACTGTCTTTCACGCTGCCATTAATGATGGTTGTTCCGGCAGTTCCTGTAAGAAGCAAATCAACCGTAGAGTTCGTCGCGCCTTTACGTGAAATACCATTTATTTTCACGTTACAGGTCAGTGCAGCCCCATAGCCGGTTGCCGGTGAAAAACAGTTGTAGACAGTTATCGCAGTATTATTGGCATCATGAATCGCCAGCGCCATCAGAGCCACCATCTGGCCGTCTTTGCTGTCCGGTTCGAGGTAGGCATCACTGCCATAAATCTGCTGAAAATAGCTAATCAGGGTGCTGAGTATCGTCTGATAATCAGGCGCACTGATCCCCTCCGCGGTTACCTTTGCAGATAAACCGAGAGAATCAAGGTTCAGAGCCATTACGCCTCCGATGTAACAGTCGTTATTCCATAAAGAGTGTCGATTTCAGCGGAAAACATGACACGTCGGGTCGTGGTATCCAGCGTCGTATTGAAAGAGAGGATTGATTTAACGCCCTGCGTTTCGAGGATGCGCTTACGGATCGCCAGGTTGTAGGTTTCCGGCTTCTGCTTACCGAGTACGGACTGGATCCACGGAGTCCCCTCGGTGGTGTCGAGAAACCATTGCCCATACCACAATTCGAATCGCGTTTTTACCGCCTGCGCCACGGCCTCCGGTGAGTTAATCAGCCAGGTGTCATCACCGCTGCCAAAGGTGTAATCGCCATCGGCGTCTTCACGTCTGTATCGCATCAGTTTACCCCGTCGGTACTGCTTCCACCGCGCTGAACACCACCATGAGTGTGCGTATCATCGATTGGCTTGCCGTTAGCCTTCACGCTCCCCAAAAACTCAACAGCACCAGTGATTTTTGAAGCCACACCAGAAACCACAGACCCCACCATGCCCCCCATCCAGGTTAACAGGCCATGAATGGTTACTTTCTCAGAAAAATCAGCCAGGGGGGCAACCACATCAAGCCCCCCCGGAGCGACAATTTTAATTTTCCTGGTATCAGGATTAAGCTCAAAATAGGTGCTGCCGTCGTCACTACGCAACTGTGTGGCACTGGTATTAATACCGCTAATCTTCCTAGCCTGCGACTGGGGACCGACAATACAAAACGCATCCGATAAATCATGCATTCTGTCATCAACCGTCTCCTGTATCCCGCCGCTCTGCCACCAGAAATCAATACAACGATCGGCAAAAACGACAAGACACTCATCCCCAGCTTTTACCGGAAAAGTCAACGTACAGCCTCCGCCGCGCGGGAATACCACTGGCACATCCACCAGCAATGGGTAATTTTTGGTAATGCGGTTACCGTCGTTATCCTTTTCAACTGACCGGATAGCTGGCTGCACAACCGCCGTCACCGCGTCAGGATCGAATGACTGAATAATGCCAGGCAAGGCGACACGGATCTGGTTCTTTGTTGTTTCCCGTTCAGATTTAAATGTTTCGGCAAGATCGCCACTGCGGGTCTGGTCAGTTACTGCCATTGGTAGGCTCCAAAAAGCAAAAAACCCGCCGGGTGGCAGGTTTTATCTCATGAAGAATGACTATCGGTGGATAGTATTAAAGTATTCAGAAAGCTGATTATCAGTTATCAAACACAACTGCATCAAATAAATAGAGTATTTCAATAACTTTTCATCACGAACGGGGGCGGGACGTAAATACTTCCCGCCGTGAAAGAGATTATTTCTTATATACGGGATCTGCTTTAATGCTTCAGCAAGAGAATGAGGTTCGATTGGAGGTTTATCCTCCCACGAAAAATCATGCCTCTGCTGCTTCACAGGTTGCTGACATAGATACTCAACTGCCCTATCGACATTTCTATTTCCAGTAGGATATAAAGGCCGCGTATCATCAGTAGCGTAGCGGCTCCAGTCAGCACCGATTAGATAATTTCTACGATCAGTTTTTTTGAAATTAATTCTTTTTAACGCATATTCGAAACGCGAAAAATAATTAAAAAACCTTATAACAAGAGTAATATCAATTCCGCCGAGAAGTTCCTGAAAGTCAGGGTCTTGAAATGAATTCAAAGGATCATCATCAACTGTCACTTGCTGCTCACTTTTTTACACGGGAAAGATCCAATGATTTTCGGCGCGTCCATGCTGTTCTGCAGCAGCTGGACGTTCAGGAAAGCTTTTCCGTTACGTTTCACAAACTCAAAGCCGTAATTGTTACCATCACGGGAAGGCATCAGGCCCATGTCCATTTTCATGTTTGAATAGTCACCATCTTTTCCCAGAAATTTTATCTTCTGTGATGTGACAGTTTCACCGTTAATAACAGTCATTCCGTCACCGGTCATCGTGTAGTTGCCGCACTGAATTGCAGCCATCGCCGGAGCAGTAACCATCATAACTAACGCCAAACATAACCGTTTCATTAAAGCCCTCTTTCCCTCGCTGATGAGGAAACAAGATCCGCCGCGCCACGCGCTTCACACATCATATCCATGTACC